GATATGGGGAGGTGAATATTATGCCGGCCATTAAGGCCTCTGCAACAGGCAGAATCGGCGATGAAAATTATACAGGTGTTATCACTAAGACCGTGCTGGATGCCCTTAACGGTATATTCATGACAGACACGCTCCGCCTGTCGCTCAAACCAACGCACATCGCGCTCGGCTCAGGGACAGCGACGGCCACAAAATATGACACTGCACTAGAACATGAGATTGCCCGTTATCCGCTGACGCAGCTCACGCAGGCAGCCAATGTCACTACTGCGCTGGTCAATCTGCCTGTTTCCGGCGCAGACATCGAGGCGGCAGAGTTCGGTGTGTTTGCAGGAGATATTATGCTCGCACGGGCGAATGTGGCGATCAGTAAAAACAGCAATAGCATCCTCAATCTGCTTTGGATGCTGACGATACAGGAGGTTTGACATGTCATTACTGGATCGATGGGTAGCTAACACAAAGCGGGTGTTGGCAAAGGATAAGAACACTGGATCCGAATATGAGTTCGAAAGTATTTTCCCGGATGGTGCTCCGGACGGCACCGCTTTCAGCGCTGAGAACATGAATAAGATCATAGATGCAGTTAACGGCCTGGATGAAAGCAAAGGCCAGCCCTCCGGCATCGCCACCCTCGACAGCAGCGGCAAGCTCGCGCAGATGCCCACGGCGGCGGATGTGGGGGCGGTGCCGTCAATGCTTACGGATATCATATATGTTGATCAGGCAGACCCAGTGCCGCATTACGATAACCTTAACAACTATATCACGCCGGGTCAGCGTGTCCATATTGCTACCGTAACCACCGCTAGGAGCGTAGATAACTGCCCCGAGGTATCCCCGGGGATAATGGAGGTCGCCGAGTATAACCACAGCGTTAAGACGGGACAAACGCTTGGGATCATACAGCGGTATATAGCGACCAGCGGCAACACGTATACGCGCATATACACCCATCAAAATGGATATTGGAGCAATTGGGCCAGTGGCGCGCTTAAACCTATGCAACCGTATGTCTCCACCCAGCTAACAGGCAGCGGATATGTGTATTTTGCATGTTATGGACTGGACGCTGGATCGTACATCTTTACGGCATGCGGAAATTTTAACAAGAGCGGATCAGATGATTACCGTGCGGTCTACACGCTAATCATCCACGTATCGTGCGATTGGGATACGCAAAATAAAACGGTTATAGCAAGGGTAAGCTACGCGCCCTTGCTAGTAACCTGTAACTTTGGATTGGCCACCGACGATAAACTTGATGTTGGATTTAACAACATGATAAAAACCACTCCGTGGGCAGCCTGGCAAAGCGGAAACGAACCGGGCAAAATCTACATCTCTGCCGCCAGCAGCACATCATCCAGTGTATCCGACTGGTCGTGCAAACTACTCAAATTGATATAAGGAGGTAACCAATGTCTATTGCAACCGTCAAAGCCGTCATCAACGGCCAAACCTACCCGTTAACCCTAGCGGAGGACGGGTATTACACCCTCTCCGGCACTGCGCCCGCCTTATCCTCTGCCAACGAGCCGGGCGGCTACTATGGCGTGCAGATTATCGCCACGGACGAGGCAGGTAATGAGACCACGATCAACCAGGAGGACGGGACGTGGGGCGAGCAGCTGCGATTAGTGGCTTACGAGAGCGTCAAGCCCACGGCCACCATCACCTACCCATCAGCGGACAGCCGGATCAATACCTGCACCCCGACCATTACCGCCCAGCTACGGGATAACGATAGTGGCGTTGATCCCGCCACCCTTGACCTGCGTATTAACGGCGGCAGCAAGATCACACAGGGCGCGCCGGGGCTTACGCTGACACCAGTAGAGGGCGGCTATGATCTCTCTTACGCTGTTCCAACGGCCCTGGATGAGGGCCAGACGACAATCTCTGTTGGCGTATCCGACAAAGACGGAAACAGCGCCGACCCCGCGTCAATCACCTGCACTATCGCCGTCACCGCGCCGACCATTAGCCTGTCCTCGCCTGCGGAGGGTATTGTAACCAACCAGGCGGCGGTGCAGATTACGGGCATCACGTCGGATGATCAGCTGACATCCGTCACCCTGACCGTAACTGTCAACGGCCACGACCAGGGCCCGGTTACAGTGGACGGCCAGACGGGCGCATTTGCGCTGCAAGCCAATCCCTCCCACATGCAGGAGGGGGCCAACGTCATCAAGGTCAAGGTGGTCGATGCGACCGGCCTTGAGGCCGAGATTACCCGCAATGTTGTGTTGGATACCATCCCGCCGCGCATTGTCGAGGTTATCGGCGTGACCGACCGCGTGCACGTTGGATCCCCGTTTGAGATCCGCGTCAAGGTGGAGGATTGATATGATTACGCGCATAGAGGGCATGGCGGACAACCATGCCCTTGTGTTTGCGCCGGGGCAGGACGGGTACTGGACAGCCCAGGTGCCGCCAGACTTGGAGGATGGCGTGTATTACGTCACCCTGACCGCCTGGGATGCGGCAGGCAACAGCACATATTACGCCACGGTATTAATGACAGTGGATATAACCGGTATCCGGTTTGCGTGGCAGGATGGGGATTATCTGCTGGACTGGATTCCAGGATACAACGCGGCGTGGGACGCGGGATATTGTGCAGATTGGGAGGGATGTTAGATGGATGGGCCAACAATCCGGCTGATGCCGGGCGAGCGTAGGCAGCAGC